ATTACCAGTTACATAGTTCATAAACTTTCCTTTCCTTAGTTTCATATTCATAATAACATGGTAATACAGGAATGTCAAGAACTTTTTTCCATTTCAAGCATCTTTTTTTCGATGTCGTTTTGAGGTTTCTTCTCGTTATCCATATCGGTTGCTACCTTACGTGCTTCGACAAGACGGGTAACACGGCGTTTAACTGACTTAGGAACATGCCCACCATCAGAGTATTTCTGTCCCCACATATTCAGTTCTGCGTCGATATAATTAACACCCTTGATTGCGGCGTTTGTTGTGCGTTGTAATTTTCTGTTCATGTTATATTCCTTCTACTAATACTGATACGTTCTTACCCCCAAATGCAAGACTGTTCTTCAATGCAAATGCACCGATGTCCGATTTAGGTTGGGTTGGTATATTGGTTAAACTTGCGTCAAGAGATTCGATGTTATGGTTCGGTGGAATTACACCATTCTTCATTGCTTGAAGAGTATAGATGAGTTCGATAACACCACTCGCACCCATCGTGTGTCCAATCTTGGACTTGAAACTTACCACATCAACATCACCCAATACATCTTGGATTGCGTGATATTCTAATTCATCACCTATCGGAGTAGATGTTCCGTGTGCATTGACAAAGGTGATAGCATCAATATCAAAATCCTTGGTCGCCTGTCGCATTGCTCTTTTGATACCAGACCCATTGATATCAGGCGCAGTCGCAGAACCATTACTACCATCATTACCCATACCTACCGCATGAACATAACCATAAATCTTTGCACCACGGGATTTCGCCTTCTCTTCACTCTCCAGAATAATACATCCTGCACCTTCACCCATAATAAAACCATCACGATTTTTATCATAAGGAGCAGAATGTGTTCCGATTGCACCGAGTTCATTGAACCATACAAGTCCACTTAGTTCGGTTCCAACATCTGCGCCACCAACCAACACATAATCATAATCATCTACGATACACATCGCATAGTGTAGATTGTATAGTGCAGTAGAACAAGCGGCATACATCGAGGTATTGATACCATTGAAGTCATATATTTGCGGAATCAAACCAACAAGAAAGTCTTTGATGCCTTGAACAAGTTGTCTAGGTCTAAGTTTTTTTCCCCCACGACTACAGTAATCATGAAACAAAATGTCTGTTTCGCCGCCAGCAGTGGTAGTAGAATATACTACAGCAACATTAGAAGATTTTGGAAGACCCTTCAATGCCTGTTCAACAGAATGAAGACCAAGTTTATTAATCTTATGTAATGAAGCATATTGAGAACTTTTGATATTCTCAGGTTTTTCAAGCTCATGGTCTGCGTGAAAACATTTTAGATGAGATACAACACTATCCTGATGTCGGCTAGGTTCAGGATAATGTTCTTTATTCATATAGTTATCGAAACACAGTTCTGGATTATTACCCAGTGTGTCCACGATACCCATACCAGTGATTGCAACTCTCATTAGTTACGACCCTGTTTGTCATGCACATGCAACTGAATCAATGCGTAGTGTAACACCTTGAGAATGTCCTTACGATTGTAACCATCCTTGTTACCATATCGTTGTGCGTATTTCATGATGTTACCAATACAGAAACCATCACCGTGACCACCGTCGATAATAAACTCAGTTGCTTGGAACTGATTCTTAGAATAATGTTCACCATATGTGTCGTTCACATACTTATTCAATTCTTCGAGATACTTGTTCTCATCGTATTTGTAATCAATACTTTCACTTTTGTAGTATTTCTTAACATCTTCCAAAACAGGAGTTCCATCGAATCCAGCAGTAAGCTTTACTTGTTTACTAAAATATGCCATTATTTCCACCTATAAAATATATGTTCACCAATTCGTCCAATCATATGCATACCCTTTGATGTCGCCCAGTTGGGTTCCACGTAGATTGCATGATAGTGTGTTGCACCTTCTGTTATACCACGATACTCACCATAAGTCAAGAAGTTTTTTGCAATTAGTTTAGATTCGTCCCAAGACTTACCATTACGAGGTTCATCGGATAATCCGTCACAGAACCAAGAGAACTGACACTTATTACGAATAGGAACTTCTCGTCCCTCACTAAGATGCCACTTCGATAGTTTAGCTTGTTGAACGACACCACAGATTGTATCAGGATATCGAGCATCCAACATGCGATTGAATACGACATCAGACACAGCAAATTTACCTGCGAGATTGTCGTTTCTTGCCTCATGATAGATGTTCAAAGCCATACAATATGTATCATCACTAGAGAATGTACCATTCCCAGACTGTTCTTCATCGAAGAAAAATCTTGGTTCAGGTTTGAGTGCCATAGCCGTGGATATCGCAGCGAATATGACAAATGTATAAAGTAATAAAGTTTTAATCATTCAAGTATTATACCATATAGTTATGGCAAAGTCAAGTCCTTTCCATCTCAAAAATTAAATCTTGGATAGCATCATATGCTTGGTCGTGTTTCTCAGTCTGATGACCATAAGGAAACTTGAACGCAAGAGTGAAACGAGGACATTCAGTCCATGCGGTATGCCAACACTGATGTTCTGGTTCGTCTTCACGGCCGAACCGATACCATCGTGCTTGCCAACCCTTTACGTCATCATGACGAACAAACTCTTCAGTCTTCTTATCATAATAAGTAAAGTATCCATCACCACTCTCAGACCATGTCATGATACACTGATAACCAAATGCGTTCCAGTTAGTATGCCAACCGACAAATCCTTTGGGTGGATAGTATGACGTAAGAGAGTTGTTATTCGCACCAAAGATACGAACCAGTTCATTCTTAGTCCATAGTTTCAATGGTTCAAAGATATCGGGTCTGCGTTTCGCACCCTGTGATACTTGGAAACCATAACCCTCTTCGGGGAAACCTATATGTTCCCTCTTCATCATCTCCCAGAGATGTTCGGGTTTACAGTATTGTTCACCTTCACCAATCGGGGCAGGGCCTAACACCTCAGACAACTCGGTCATCAAGTCCTGATGTACCAGAAACTTATCAAGAGTTTCATCAAGGAGTTTGAGAAACTCTTTATTACGAATTACAATCTCAGTCATCTTCCAATGCTTTTACAATATCGGGGAAATGTACCCGAATGATTTCCCAACACTTGTCAGCGACTTCCATATGTTCTTTCTGTGTCCCATGTCCACGTCTCAGTTCGCAATAGTGAATCCACGAACGAAGAGACCCTGCCATATACAGAGTAGATTGTGTCAGACCTTCGGGTAACAATGCTCGTGCTTGTTCCTTTGCGACACCCTTCTTCAACGCATCGGTATATGCCAATTCTGCCTGACCCCGAACCTTCTTTTGTAACATCTGCCACCACTCATTCAGTTCTTTATCATCGGTCACAACAGAGTTCTGTCTGTTCTTCTCATCCTGTAGTCGTGCCTCACGAGTTTCAAACTCAGTCGCAACTGCGTAACGTTGAGAGAACTCTTGGAATGAGAACGAGCGGTGACGTAGAATCTGACGAGCAATGTCACGAGTCGTTTTGATTTCAATGGTCATATGAACCATCTCAAAAGGTGACCAATGGTTTTCTTTGATTAGATAACGCAACAGACGTGGGGCGGTCTCAAGATTACTTTGATTGGCGGGATTACTTACACGTGCGGTATAGGCAATCAAGTCTGCGGATGTATTACAATCTGTGATAGCGGAAGGTTTACTTAACGCAATTAGGTTTACTTCACTCATTTTCGTCCTCGTCTCTTCTAATTACTAAAGCGATAATCTTATCACTATTCTTATACTTATTAATTTTCATAAGAGAACCTTGTAAGTCGGTATCAGGTTCACTATCAATCCATCCTTCTACGGTAACTGTTCCAGCCTTATCTTCAAACCACCAGAACAGTGCCATAGCACCATGGGCGGTTCCATCTCTGTATCCCTGCGACTTACCCCAAAACCACGAAGCTAACATAAGGATGAATACAATCGTCGGTGTTACTAAGTCCATCGTCTACTCCATCTTGAAGTCTTTAAACTTCTCTATTTGTTCCTGTGTATTAGACTTGTCAAAGGCGGGGCGGTCATCAACCACACCTTCGTCATCGTCATCAGTAAGTCGCATCTTACTGCGGTCAACCTTCAAAGTGAACCGTTGGTATTTAGTCGGGTCGTTGTATCTATTCTTCAACTGTTTGACCATAATCTTACCCATGGAGTTTAGTTCGTCGTTCGAGACGAGGGCGAACATGAGGTCTGCGGTCGCGGGTAGTCCAAAAGATTCGGACGTGTCTTCAAGCCCAACATCGTCATTAGAATAACCAGAACGAGTCGTCTGCGTTGCAGATACAATCGGTACGTTGAACTCAACGGCGAGTCCTCTAATTTCTTCTGCAATACTTTTAATGTATGAATATGAGTTGATAGCACCGCCCATTCCTTTCATTCGTGATGATGCACAGATATTTAGATAATCAATAAAGATAATCTCTGGCACAAAGTTCTTCTTGAGTTTCAGTTCATTCAATAACGCACGAAAGTGCGATGTGTTTGCTTGACCAGTTGGGTATTCTTTGATAATAAGTTTACCAGAGGTCTTTGCGGCAATCTGACTAACTTTATCGGTGAACATATCTCTAGACAAGTTCTCCAGTTGGTCAATCGGGACATTCAGTAAGTTCGCATCAATACGTTCTGCGATGCGTTCCTCTGCCATCTCCATAGTAATATATAGTGCGTTTCTACCCTGTGATAGAGCAGACGCAGCCACATGACACATGAAGAGTGACTTACCAACACCTGTACCCGCAAGGGCGATGTTGAGTGTCTTGTTAGGAAGACCACCCTTGGTGATACTATTGAAGTAATCAAGGTCAAACGGAATACGTTCTTCTTGTTCGTGATAGAAGTCATAACGACTATCAACATTCTCAATATAGTCGTGACCAATGTTTGTATCAAAGGTAATACCCAGAGCCTTTGATAGAACATCAGGGATTGCGTTCTTCTGTAGGGTCGCATGTTTACCATCAATGATAGAGATAGACTCCATCACTGCGTTGAACACCGCACGGTCTTGACACCACTTCTCGGTACGTTCAATCAACCAATCAAGGTTCTCTGGTTCGGGCGTGAAGATATTAGGAAGTAGTTCTAACGCGATTCGATAGTTCTCTTCACCAAGATTGTTATTCTGGTCTATCTCAATCTTGAATGCTTCGAGAGTTGGAAGTTTATTGTAATCCGCAACAAACTTCGCAACCTCTTTAAAGAGACCACGGTATACACCATCAAAATAATCTGGCGTAATGAACGGAAGAACCTTACGAGTGTATTCTTCATTAGTCAGTAAGTTCCTCAGTACCGTCTGTTCCAGATTGATATTCATTTATAAGTTCCTTTATCTCTTCGTGCATTTCTTCGGGTGCGAGAACCTCGCCAGTCTTCTCGTCTTGAGCCATAAGAGACCCCTCAACGATTGACTTTTCAATGATTGATGATAGTATTCTACCACAATACTGTTGGAATGTCAAGTTATTATCAACATCCAAATCACCATCTGGTGTAGATACAATATCAAAGTTGAAACTTAGATACCCATTATCATCGTTCTCGTCCTCACCCTCAAACTTTACATTACCGAATCGAATGACGGTTTCTGGATAATCTTCCAGTAACCGAACATCCCATCCCTGTTCATTATCAACCTGTGGAATGATTTCATAATGAATATTTTCACTTAGTTGTAACTCAATCTCATTCATCGACAATCTCATCCATAGAAACTAGAGCCTTACGAGTAATAGAATACTGTGACTGCAAGAAGTCTGCGAAGTCAGTAGTTTCCCAAACAGGAGCCCAGAACTCATCTGTGAGTGTGTCCTTCTCTCTTACTTTGGGGTCAACCAGTTCTCCAGTTTCTCGGTCAACTCTACAATACCACCCATTAGAAGGCTTGCTAACATAACCACCAGCAAGAGCAACATCCAACAAACCAGAGTTACGTTCAACGCCACCTTCCCAAGAAACTGAAATAGGAATCTTAGACTTCTCTTTAACATATCTAGACTTTTCAACATTAATGACGAAATCATAACCTGTAACCTCCGTTCCCGTCTTATTCTGTCTACGACCAAGAATCCAGATGTTATCGGCACTGTAGTAAATACCAGTACCACCACCTACGATATCTTTAGGGAATAGACCAATTTCTTTATAAGTGTGGTTGACGGCGAGCATTGGAATATTCTTCATGGTCAGGTAGGGAGTTGCCATACGGAATAATCCTTTCAATGCTTTTGCACGAGACATATCTGCAACAGACTTCTCGTTGATTGCGTCTTCGAGTTCCTTCTTAGACGCAAGGTTACCAATGGAGTCGATAACGACAATAACATCATCGTTTCGGTCGATGTTCTCAAGTTGAGCAATAAGGTCAAACTTGAGTTCCTCTACATTGGCGATAGGTGTGTGCAACACCCGTGCTGTGTCAATCCCAAATTGTTCAAAGTAAGATTGGGGCGAACCAAACTCACTATCATAGAACAACATCACCGCATCCTTCTTCGACCTCAGATAAGCAGATGCCATTAGCAACGCGAATGAAGTCTTGAAGTGCTTGGAGGGGCCTGCTAACACTGTTAGGCCAGGCGTGACACCGCCGTCAACACTACCTGATAGCGCAACGTTCACCATTGGAACATCTGTTGCTACCATATCTTTTTCAGTAAAGAATTTACTCTCCGACAGTATCTCCGTCGTCTTGATTTTCGAGTTCTTCTTCAGTTTGTCCAT